AAGTAGTGACGAGAACGGGCTGAATCCATGGGAGGAATCACGGAGAAAACGGCGGGGTTGCCGAGCCTGGTTGAACAGATCCTTTCCTGTTCGGTTCAGGTGCAAACCCGCCAACGCTTCAACCCCAGGCCGGCCGGGGTGATTCAGCAGGGGTCGGCAACGGAGGCGGTGCTGCAGTTTCTGGAATCGAGCGCCGGCATGCGAACAGAGGCCCAGATTCGCTGGGCGACGGGCCGAAACCATGCGTCGGTGTCATGGGCGCTGTTGAGGTTGAGGCGATGGGGTTTGGTGCAGTGCGTTGCCGATGAGTCGAGGAATGCACGGTATTTGCGGTATGCGGCGGTCAAGGAGTGACCCATGAGTGACTTTGCAGCGAATTACATGCAGCGCATCAACCGGGCAATCAACCATGTGGCGTTTTTCCCGGATGACTGGCGGCCGGATTTCATTGGCTGGCTGCGCGAGAACACGCACATCTACCTCAAGTTCGAGGACATGGCGCTGAACGTGGCCAGGTTTCGCAAGCACTACTCGGGTTACACGCTGTTCGAGGTGATCCGCCACGAAACGGCGATCGGCCAGATTTCGGGCGAGTTCAAGCTGGACAACAATATGTGTGCGGACTGCTGCCGGCTGTTCATGCAGTTGAACCCGGCGCATCAAGGCTTCTTCGAGTTGCGCGCCCGCCGCAGCCTGGTCAATGGGGATCTGCCGAACCGGAGGGTGGCGTAATGCTCCAGATCTCCCCCGAGGACTACGCCCGCCTGCAGGACCGGGTGAAAAACCGCACCGGCCTGATGAAGAAGGCCAAGCCCCAGGGCCGTAAGAACAAGTACGGCGCCGAGGCGACGGAGTGCGACGGGATCAGGTTTGACAGCAAGAGCGAGGCGCGCCGGTATCTGACCCTCAAGACCATGGAGAAGGCCGGGGAGATTTCGGACTTGCAGCTGCAGGTCCGTATCCCTTTGCTGCCCGCCCAGGAGATCGACGGCCGGAAGGAAAAGCCCGTCGACTACATCTGTGACTTCGTTTTCGTGCGCGATGGCGTCAAGGTCTATGAGGACGTGAAGAGCGGCCCTACGAAAACCCGAGAGTTTGTCTTGAAAAGAAAGCTCTGCCTCTACATGCACGGGATCGCCGTGCAGGAAGTGATGGTGGATTGATGGACAAGCGCATCTTCCGCCTCGTTCATGCCGAAGCCCGCCGGCGCGCCGCAGAGGCGATCGCCCAGGCGCCGGACGGCTACGTGGTTCGGGTGTCCGAGCCAAACCGCAACCTTGAACAGAATGCGCTTATGTGGGCGCTGCTGTCCGAGCTCGAACAGCAAACCGACTGGCACGGCGTCCGGCTCACGGCCGAAGAGTGGAAGGATCTGCTTTCGGCCGGCCTGGTGAAGTCTCGTGTGGTCCCGAACATCGAGGGCAACGGCTTCGTGATCCTTGGCCAGCGCACGTCGAAGATGACCAAGCGCGAGTTTGCGGAGTTGATCGAACTGATCTATGCCTTCGGGGCCGAGCGGGGCGTGCGCTGGTCTGAGCCGGCGCGCATGCGCTGCCGCTGCGGGTGTGAGTTTGATGCTGCGGCGGGTGCCCATGGCTGCCCCAACTGCTGCGGCGATCGGGGCCCGGCGAGGTTGGCCGCATGAGCCAGGCCGAACAGCGCCACCTCGCCCGCGTGGCCTCCCTGCCGTGCTGCCTGTGCGGCTGCCAGCCGGTCGAGGTGCATCACATCCTCGAAGGGCGCATCAAGGGCCGCCGCTCTTCCGACTTCACAACGATTCCGGTGTGCCCGGATTGCCACCGGGGAAACCACAACGGCATCCACGGTGCCCAGGCCATGCTCAAGGTCCGCAAGGTGACCGAGCTCGAACTGCTGGCGCAGACCCTGGAAACGCTCTACGGGAGCGTGCAATGACTTCGATCAATGGGCAGGGGCTGCGCAGCCCCGCCGGAGTGTTCCAAGCCCACTCCGGCACGCCCACCCTTTACAAGAACGGCTTGGGTGAAAGGCTTGCGAAATGAGCATCAGGGTCAAGAACTGGAAGGATTTCCAGCATTATAAGGACCGCTCGCCACCTTGGATAAAACTCCACAAGGGGCTGCTCGACAACTACGAATACCAGTGCTTGCCGGTTGCTAGCAGGGCGCTAGCACCAATGATTTGGCTGCTAGCAAGCGAGTCGGATGACGGCTCAATCGACCCCGATCCGAAGAAGATCGCCTTTCGCCTTCGGATGACAGAAAAGGAAGTCATTGAAGCGTTGAAACCCTTGATTGATGCGGGTTTCGTCATTGTTGATAGCGATGTGCTAGCAGACTGCAAGCAACACGCTATGCCAGAGACAGAGACAGAGACAGAGACAGAGGAGAGGAAGAAGGCGGCTGCGCCGCGGTTCGATCCCCTTGCCATGGCTTTGCCTGCGCAAGTCAAGCCCGCGGTTTGGGAAAGGTGGATCAAGTACCGGAGGGCGCGCAGGCTGACGACCAGCGAGCAGACTTTGCAAGCCCAGCTTGACCGGCTGGCGGAATGGGCCAGCCACGGCCAAGACCCGGGGGCCGTGATCGACCAGAGCATCGAGAAAGGCTGGCAGGGCTTGTTCGGTTTGAAGTCCAACGAACCGCAGACATCCGAGCGCCAACGCCGTAACGACCTGGTGGCTGTTTCCCTTGGGCACCGCAAGCCCGAAAACCCCGTAATCGAAGGAATCTTCCGTGCAGACACTACCCTTGCCGCTGGTTGAGCGGATATTCGACCGCCTGACCGGAATCTACGGGGCGGCCTTCACCAACAAGTTCGCCACCGGCCGGCCGGACCCGGAAACCGGGGGCGATGCCGGAATGGAGAACGCCAAGCGCGTTTGGTCGGAGGAACTCGGTGGGTTCGATCATCGCCAAGGCTATTTGGCAATCGCTGGCGCCCTTAAAAACCTCGACCCTAAGTTCCCCCCGTCGGCACTCGAATTCAGAGACTCCTGCCGCGATTGTGTAAGGCGCATCCGTGACGATCACGTGGCCTTGCCCCACAAGCCGACCCCAGAAGAGCAGGCGCGGACCGAGAAGGCTGCGGCAATGGCCAAGGACGCGATGAAGAAAGCCAAAGAGCGCGACCCGCTCGATTGGGCCAAGCGTCCGCGCAGCAAGTTGGCCTTCAACGAGGTACTGAAACTGGCCAATGCGAAGGATTCTCGGTTTGTCGAGATCCTGGCCGAACTGGTGAAGCAGGGTGCCTCGGACGGCCACCGCCTTCTGACGGCATGGAACGGGCAGGAATGGGTCAAGGCGACGTGACCCGCTGTGTCGAATGCGGCCGACTGAACCTCAAGGCTGCCGAGCGCATGGCGCATCACGGCTTCGGATGTTGCGGTCTTCGGCCAGCATGGGAGTTCTACCCGGTGAGCCGTGAAAAGGAATGCGGGAACTTCACCCAGGCCCCCGCAGAGCAGGTCAAGGAACGGATTGAGTGGTTGGATAGAAAGCAGGTGCAGCATGGCAAAGAAACGAGTTAAGGCAGGAACATCAAGGCAGGCAGCCGAGGACAAGCGCAAGGCGTTTGTCGAGGCATACCTTAGCAACGGCGGAAACGCAACGCAGGCGGCCATTACGGCGGGATTCAGCCCCAAAACAGCCGGCGTTACAGGTGCAAAGTGCCTCAAAGACCCTAGAATTTCGTCGATTTTGGCTAATAGACAGGCCGAAATTGCTAAGACTACGGAGCTTTCGACCGAAAGACTGGCGCTCGAAATGCGCCGGATATCGTTCTCCGACCCGCGCAAGGTGTTTCACCCGGACGGCGGGATCAAGCTGCCGCATGAGTTGGACGACGACACCGCGGCGGCGATCGCGTCCTTCAAGTTCGATGTCGACGGCAACATCGAATACAAGTTTTGGGACAAGCCAAAGAATATCGACATGTGCAACAAGATCGTTGGCCATTACGAGAGGGACAACAAGCAGAAGACCGACCCGCTGCGGGATCTGCTTGGTGCGCTCGGGGGGAAGATCCTCGGGGTTTCTAGGGTGGCGGATGATGAAGTCACCTAACGTCTGAATTCAGGGACGACCGGCAGCTTTATCGCCGGGCGTCCCTTGCAATGACGGGTTAGCCGTGCGCCCGAAGAAGGTACGGCAACACCAAAGGACACGACCATGACCAAAGAACTGCAACTGCACCAGCAACGAGTAATCGAAGAACGCGCCGAACTGGAAGGCAAGCTCGGCAAGCTGCAAGCCTTTATTACTGGGGAGCGTTTCGCTTCCGTACCGGATGCCGAACAGGGTCGGCTAGTGTTGCAGCACAAACTCATGGAGTCTTACGCTCTTGTGCTGGATCAGCGCATTGCCGCGTTTTGATTTCGAGCGCCGTCACTGACCGATGCCGGTGACGGCTAACGCAGAGCTAAGGGGCCGGCCGCTTGCGGACGGTCCCGCTTGAGCGCCCTGTTGGGCGCACCACAACTTGCAAAAAACTTGGAGCAACGCCGCCATGAGATACCTGCCAGACGGAGAAGTGACAGAAGGCGACATTGAAAACGCCTGCGACGAACTGAAAGACCTGATGCTGAAATACCTTGAGACGCGCAACGATGACGACTACCACGAAGCGCATCAAATGGCCGGCTACATGGGCGGACTGATTGACGCAATGATGCCGGAGGACGAAGACGATGCTACCGAATGACGTTGCTCGGTGCGCCGGGGTTGGAGACGACGAAGGCTGGCGCGAAGGCTGCGACGACTGTTTGCGCAGGACGGAAAGAGCGACCGGAGAGCGTGTTGTGATGATGTCACCGCCAGCGATTATTGCGTTCGAGTGCGAGTTCAGGATCGAGTCGCCCAACGTGGAGGTAACCGGCCTTGCGCCGGAGAAAGGTGATTGACATGACAAAGACCGCTGTTGGCGCAAGGTCCGCGTTGAGCGCAGGGTTAGGCGGATCGGTAACTACGGAGAACTGTGGTTGCCGGCAATGCCTGCGTGACCGCGACGAACACCTAGACATCGGGCAAGGCTTCCTTATGCCGGTCGAGATGACACACATGATTCTGTGCCCGAAGTGTGGAAATAAGCGCTGCCCGCATGCGACCGACCACCGGCACGAATGCACCGGAAGCAATGAGTCTGGGCAGGCCGGGAGCTACTACGGCACATGGACGCCTAACGTGGAGCTAACCGGCACCAAACAGCGCGCCGGGAAGCCCGAGTAAAAGGCACTGCGGACGCCGCTGTTTGGTGTCCGCGTTGAGCGTAGGGTTAGGCGTACTACGGAGAATGGCATGAAAGCGGCAAAGAAACGAAAGCGGCAAAGAAGTTGGCTTGCCTATACCGGAACGGTGCTGTTTTTGCACCCGATGCCGGATACCTACGAACAGTTGTCCAGGCCGGTAACGGTCGATGACGGAACTCAATTGATCGCCGGAGAGATCGGAGTCATTGACTGCGGATTCGTGATTCGCACGACGCCTAACGCGTAGGTCAGGCGGGGCGCGAAAGCGATTGATAAAAAGCTTACGACGATCCACCTCGCCTGCACCGTTGGGTTGGGCTGGGTTGCAAAAATCACGCGGCGACGCCGCTTTGAAAGGACTGCGATGGAACAAAAACTGTGGGCAATGCTGATACCTGGGCCGGATGACGTGTGGGCAATGCCGAGCAAAGAAGCCGCCGAGGAATACGCCGCGAAGCACAACAAGGCGATTGAAAGCGGCCTGCTGGCAGAGCGCTTCTGCCTGCCGAAAGAGTCTGTACAGGCGCGAGTGATCGAGTGGCCATACAGCGCAGAGGCACACGCCGAGGCGATGGAAAGCGGAGAGCCGGACGTGTTTGACGGCTGCCTGAACAAGACGCCCAACGCAGGTTATCAGACAAAGTGACCAATAAACTTGACCGGCCAGATTATTGGACAAGAAAGGACAAACCCTGCATGATTCAAACAATCCTCAAACACATCCACCTGGCGTTCTTGCGTTGGGCGATTGCCATTGTCGAGCGCGCCGGCCTGGCCGTGGTTCAGGTACGCAAGGGCGAGGGCGCGGTTTATCTGATCGCCGGCAACGGGCAGTACGTGAGGTTTGACAAGGTGAAATGACCGAGCTCACCGCCGAAACCCTTGCGCAGCACCTGGATGATCCGCTCTGGCGGATCTCGAACCTCTACAAGATCGTTATCAAGGGCGACAACGATGACGACGACGAGGGTTTGGTGGTGCAGTTCCGCCCGAACCGGGCGCAGCGCCGGCTCATGGCCAGGCTGCACAATCGCAACATCATCCTGAAAGCCCGCCAGCTTGGATTCTCGACGCTGATCTGCATTCTCTGGTTGGATACCGCGCTGTTCAGCAAGGAACCGCTACGCTGTGGCATCATCGCCCAGGACCGCGAGGCGGCCGAGGCGCTTTTCCGTGGCAAGGTGCTTTTCGCTTACGACAACCTGCCCGAGCAACTGCGGGCGGCGATGCCCCTGACGAAGCGCACGGCCAGCGAGATCGAGTTCGGTCACAATGGTTCAAGCATCCGCGTGGCGACCTCGATGCGCTCGGGTACGATTCACCGGCTGCATGTCTCGGAGTACGGGAAGATCTGCGCGAAGTATCCGGACAAGGCCCGCGAGGTGAAGACCGGATCCATCCCGGCGGTGCCGAACTCCGGGATTCTGGTGATCGAATCGACGGCCGAGGGGCAGGAAGGCGACTTCTACGAGAAGACGCAGCGGGCGATGGCGCTGCGGCAGCAGGGCGCCAAGCTGTCGGTGAAGGATTACCGGCTGCACTTCTTCGCCTGGTGGGAAGCGCCCGAGTACGCGATCGACCCAGAGGGCGTGACGATCACGCCGGTTCATCACAAGTATTTCAACGAGGTTGAGGCCAAGATCGGCCGCGAGATCACGCTTGAGCAGCGCGCCTGGTATGTCTCGACGCTGGAATCCGACTTTTCCGGCGAGGCGCCGGACATGTGGCAGGAGTACCCGAGCACGCCGGAAGAGTCGTTTCAGGTATCGACCGAGGGCTGTTTCTACGCCGAGCAGCTGGCCCGCGTGCGCAAGGAGGGGCGAATCGTCAAGCTGTTGGCGCCCTTGCCGGTCCAGGTCAATACCTTTTGGGACTTGGGCCGCGGCGACATGACGGCCATCTGGCTACACCAACGGGCGACCCAACAGGATAGGTTCCTGCACTACTACGAAAACAGCGGCGAGGATCTGATTCACTACGTCCAGAAACTGCAGGAGGTTGCCGCCGAGAAGCGGCTGGTCTATGGCACGCACTACATTCCGCACGATGCGGAGTACAAGCGTCTGGGCGAGCGGCCGGACACGAACAAAAGCATCAAGGAAATGCTCGAATCGCTTTGGCCCGGCCAGCGGTTCGAGGTGGTGCCGCGGATCTCGACGCTGCAGGCGGGGATTCAGGCGACTCGGCAGGCATTTCCTTCGGCCTGGTTCGATGAGGACGGGTGTGCGGACGGGCTCAAGCGGCTCGGCAATTACCGCAAGCGTTGGAACAAGGTGCTTGGGTGTTGGAGCGATCAGGAGCAGCAGGACGACAACTGCCACGGGGCCGATGCGTTCCGGCAATGGGCGCAGGAAGTGGCGAACGGCAACACCTTTTCTGGCGGCGGTCTTCCGCAGGCCGGTGCAATGTTCAAGCGGCGCGGCTCGCCGATGGCGGTTTGACGTAACAAGCATCCCAAAATAGCCGGGCAGCACCTGAGCAGGGTGTTGCCATGCGTCGCGCTCTCTGCTGGCGGGTGATCTGGCTTGAGCGCGCTTCGTTTCGGATTCCCCTTTCGGTCCGGCTCGAAGCCTCCCCAACCTGGCCGGGCAGGGAATTGCCCACTCCCGGAACTTCGCTATCCCGTAGCAAGCATGGCAACTTGCCCCCGTTATCCATTGGGGGCATGCCGTGGCCGCATCCATCGACCTCTCGAAAGCCTGGAAAACCCGCACGCACGGCGATTTGGTTGCCGTCTATTCCTGGCTCAACGATGAGCGGGCGCTTTTCCTGATTCCGCTGTACCGCCAAAAGGCCCCGTGGTTTGTGGTGATGGAGTCGGCTGCCTGGTCATGGGACGACGAAGACCCCAAGAACGTGGCGAACGTGGCCGGCAAAGCCATGAAGGCATGCGAGGTGCTCGGCATCGAGCCCACAGCTCAAAACGCCCGCCGCATTGCCGGAATCGTGATCGACGGCTTGCCCGACTTGATCCGCATGCCGACCTCGCCCGAGAAGGAAATGCACAAGACCGGCTTCGGGGAAATGCACCTCAAGGCCAACGGCGAGACGATCGCCTCCGATTTGATCCGGGTCGAGAAAGAGACGGGCGCGACGTATGGATGAGATTCGGCCCATTCGCGGCAAGGCGCCGGGCGACCAGTATTCAACCGCCCTGGACGAGTACTTGGCCGAAAAGACGGCCGTTGTTCCTTCGGGCAAGTCGCACAAACTGGACTCGGAAGAAACCTGCAACGAACACCGGAAGCTGCTGCAGTGGTTCTTTCTGGAACGGGAAAGGCAGGCCGAAAACCGCTTTGAAATGGCGACGGATGCCGACTTCTACGACAACGTGCAGTGGGATCCGGATGACGCCCAGACGCTGAAAGACCGCGGCCAGATGCCGCTTGTCTATAACGAAGTGGCGCCGATGGTCGATTGGATGATCGGTACTGAGCGCCGGACCCGTGTGGATTGGAAGGTTTTGCCGCGGGCTGAGGATGATGTCCAGAACGCGGACATCAAGACGAAGGTTCTCAAATACATATCGGACGTGAATCGGGTTCCGTTTGCCCGCTCCCGTGCCTTTGCAGATGCGGTCAAGGTTGGCGTGGGCTGGGTGGATGATGGCGTTCGGGATGACCCGACGACGGAGCCGATCTATTCCCGCTACGAGGATTGGCGCAACGTCCTTTGGGATTCGATGGGCTACGAACTCGACCTGTCGGATGCGCGCTACGTGTTCCGCTGGCGTTGGGTGGATGAAGATATTGCCGTGGCGATGTTCCCCGACCGGGCGGCGCAGATTCGCCAGGGTGTCGAGGATGCCGGCCGCAATCCCTGGTACGAAACCGAAGAAGACCAGTGGTACATCGGCGAGGCTTTGAACCGCAACGAGCGCACCGGAACGATCTATTCGGCCGGCGCCGGGGCGATGATTGATGCCCAGCGGCGTCGCGTGAAGCTGATCGAGTGCCAATACCGCAAACCCTGTACGTGCAAGATCGTGGCCGATGGCCCGATGAAGGGCGCGGTGTTCAACCCGTCCGACAATGCCATGGCGCAGGTTGTTGCGGCCAATCAGTCGACCATCATCGACAAGGTGATGATGCGCGTTCATGTGGCGGTCTTCACCGAGGCGCACATGATTGCGTCCGGACCTTCGATCTACCGGCACAACCGATTCAGCCTGACGCCGATCTGGTGCTATCGCCGGAGCCGCGACCGCCTGCCTTACGGGATGATTCGCCGGGTCCGTGACATCCAGCAGGATCTGAACAAGCGCGCTTCGAAGGCGCTGTTCATGCTGAACACGAACCAGATCATTGCCGACAAGGGCGCGGTCGATGACTGGAACCAGGCACGGGACGAGGCCGACCGCCCAGATGGAATGATCGTCAAGGCCGTTGGCAAGGAATTCTTGCTGCGCCGGGATACCGATGCGGCGACCGGCCAGATTCAAATGATGACGCTGGCCGCGCAGTCGATTCAGAAGACGGCGGGAATCAACAATGAAAACCTCGGACGGCAGACGAATGCGGTATCGGGCGCGGCGATTGAGGCACGACAGAATCAAGGCGCTGTGGGTACGACTGAGCCTTTCGACAATCACAGGCTGGCCGTCCAGGTGTCCGGCGAGAAGCAGCTGAGTCTCGCCGAGCAGTTCGTTACCGAAGACAAGGTGATCCGCCTGACCGGCGCCAAGGGTGCAATCGAGTGGGTCAAGGTCAATCAGCCCGAGCTTCAACCTGATGGCACGGTGCGGTTCATCAACGACATCACATCGAGCCAGGCGGATTTTGTGGTGAGCGAGGCGGATTACTCCGGCACGCTGCGCCAGGTGATGTTCGATTCGCTGAACCAGATTGCGGCCAAGCTGCCGCCTGATGTTTCTCTGCGTGTCCTGCGCATGGCCTTCGAGTTTTCGGACCTGCCGAACAAGGATCAGATTGCAGACTCGATTCGCCAACTGACCGGCGAAGTGGATCCCAACAAGGAACTGACGCCGGAAGAGGCGGCCCAGGCTGAACAACAGATGGCGGCGCAGGCCGAAGCCATGCAGGCGCAACGCGAAAGCGCCATGCTGGCGCTCGAAGAGCAGCGCGCCAGGGTGCGCGAGCTCAACGCCAAGGCAATGCAGATTGAAAGCCAAGCCGGGCAGGGCGAAGGGGTTTCGGCTGAGATTCAGCAGCAGATTCAGCAGGTACAAAGCCAGGCGGCCGAACAAATCGACCGGCTTTCTCAGCAGTTGGCCAAGGCACAGCTTGAAGCGGCCAACAAGACCATGCAAATCAAGGCCGATGCGGATTCGCGGGACAACGCGGCCCGGATCTCTGCCGATGCCCAGGTCCGCGTGGCCGAGATTTCTGCGGCGTCGGAAAGGCAGATTCAGGCCCTGCAGGATCGCATGCAGTCGATTGTCGACGGCCTGGTGAAGAAGCTCGAACAGCGGGACGCGGCCGACAAGGTGAAGGAAGCCGAGACGAAGGCCAAGGCTGATGCGGAGGCCAAACACGAAAAGGCCGAGAAACCCGAGCCGAAGGCCGAGCCCGCCCAGCCGATCAACCTGACGCTGAACATTGATGCGAAGCCAGCCGGCTCGAAGACGATCACGATCAAGAAGGACAAGGATGGGAATCTGATCGGCGGGACGGTCGAAGAGGCGCCGGAGACGGAATCAAAGCCAAAGAAGAAGGGTGACAAGTGACCACCGAAGCCGAGCTTTCCCACCACCCGAAGGTTCTGACAGAGGCCGAGATTGAGGCCATGCTGCATGGCGATCGCCGGGGCATCGACAAGATGCTGCTCACCCAGATTAACGGGTTGTCGGCAGCGTTCATCGGCTTCCGGTACAAGGATTTTCCGGATCACGCGGCGCATGAGGAAAAACTGCACCGCTCGATGGCCGAAATTATTGACGAGTTGGGCACCAAGGAAGAAATCCGCGCCCGCGTGGCGTTCATTGACGCGGCGGCGGCGGCGGCCACTGATCGGTCAAAGCTTTACAACGACCTCCGCTCTGACCTTGCGAAGCACACCCTGAAAGGCTTGCTGATTGTCCTGGTCGGGCTGGTGGCCTACTGGTGGCACGGGCACGTACCAAAATGAAAGACTGCCGCGAATGCCTGCATGGCCAGGTGATGATTCACACGCGCCGGATGTGCAGCGTGTTCAGCACTTTAAGGCCCATCGAGTTCATGCGCCACGCCCTTTCTGAGTGCGGCCCGGACGCCGTGCTGTTCGACCCCAAGAGCGGAGTCGGGAAATACTCGGAGTTTGACAATGAGCAATCTTGACTGGCTGATGCTGGGCTGCGTTGTCGCCGTGATGATCCTGTTGGTTCTTTCCTGGATGCTGCCGGAGGACAAACAATGATCGAACCGAAATGGCTGACGATCGCCCGCGGCGACATCGGGACCGCGGAAATCCCCGGACCCGAGACGGATGTGAAGATTCGTGGCTGGCTGCGGTCCCTTCGGGCGTGGTGGGACGATGACGCAACGCCTTGGTGCGGTGTTGCGATGGCCGCATGGATGCAACAGGCCGGCTATACATTGCCGAAGTTCTGGATGCGCGCCCGTGATTGGGCGACTTGGGGCCAGTACCTTCACGGCCCGGAGGTTGGCTGCGTGGTCGTGTTCTCGCGTGAAGGCGGCGGACACGTCGGGCTGGTAGTTGGCCGGGACAAGGACTGGAACCTCATGGTTCTCGGTGGCAATCAGGGCGACGCGGTGAACATCAAGCCGTTCTCCCTAGACCGGGTTCTGGCTTACCGCTGGCCGCCGGGCGCCGTGTGTCCGATTGCAGGGCTGCTCCCTGTGCTGTCGAGCGACGGCAAGCTTTCGAGGAACGAAGCATGACCGAAGAACGCCGCCAGAATCCAGCTCAACGCCTTGTCTCATGGGCTGACCGCCGACACCTCATTTCCGTTCGCTCTGCCGTGGTCGGGGCGACCTTCTGGCTGGTGTGGGACGTGACGGCACGCAGCTTTGCTTACGCGCACGCCGCCGCCGCGCCAAGCCTTGAGCTTGCTGCTGTGATCGGCGCCAACACTGCGCCCGTTTCGCTGCTGGCCGGCGCGGTGTTCCGCTTCTATATGGCGGCCAAGGACGGCAACCCATGATTTCGCCCCTTCACGCCGTTGGCGCCGTTGGCGCCGCCCTGCTGGTCGGCCTGTCCTTGGGCTTTGGGTCCGGCTGGTCGGTCAAGTCGTGGAAGGCCGAAGCAGAGGCCGCGAAATCCGCGCAGGAGCTCCGGGACGCCGTGGACCAA